CCTCCTGTTAAAAACGCTTGATTCTCTTTCGCAGGGTTCATTGGCATAGGTTGTGGAGGGGGTGGTAGTATAGCTTCAATATTACCAACACCAAGAGCCTCGTACATTTTACGATATGCCTGATATAAACCTTGTGGACCACCATGTATCTGTGGGTTTGACTGCACAAGTTGTAATTGTGTCTGTGCAAGTGAAATCCTCTGTGACATAGAGAATATGTTGGGGTCGCTAACTGGCAATACATCAATTCTATTATCAAAGTCCTGTGCTTTTATCTCAGGTGGACCTCCTGCAGCCATATACGGATATGGTGTAGGGTTTTCTGAAAATATTCTCGCTAACAGTTTAAACTCTATCTTCTGTGAATAATGCAGACGTTTATGTATCGCAGACATAACTTTTGTGCCACGTTCCATAATAGCCATAGTTGTTCCTACAGGTTGTTCACCACCCATTTCAGCAACTTTCATGTCTGCCATTGAAGCAAAACGTCTACCTGCATCAACCAAAGTGCCTAGAAGACTATACAAAGTTCCTGAAGGCTCTTTAAAAGGTAATGGCATTAGAGAACCTCTAATATCACCACCTATCGCATCTATATCTCTAAATTCTCCTGGCTGGATTGGATTGTCCTCATCACGAATACGAGCACCACGAGACTTAAAACCTGCAGGGAGATTAGAGAGAGTACCTGCATCAATAAGTTGTCGTAGTAAAGATGTAGAAGCTTGGGCAAGACCTCCAATCATGTGTGTAAGGCCAAATCCATAAAATCCAAGGCCAGGGAGAAACTTGTAATGTATAAAATACTGCTTTTGCTTTCGCATCATGTCTTGTTCGTTATAGTTTCTGCGAATAGCAAGTATCTCGCTTGTCTCTTTAAGAATTGTAACGATATACGGCAGTTTTAAACCAGAAGGCTCTCCCTCTGCACCCATATCTTCAAAACCTTCAATATCAAGGTTCGTATGCACCTCATATATTGTTAGTTCTTCATTCATACCTGATGGTCCTACCCCCTGTATGTCGTCTACTGCTTCTTGAATCTGTGATAAATTGTTTATAGAACCAGAAGATGGCAAATCGAGATCACGATAGAACCCTGCAATCTGCATCTTTCTTACTTCATTCTCACTCATACGAATAATGTGTGTTATTCTAGGGCTTGTAAGCAAATCAGTTGCAGCATAAGGAACAACTAAGTCTTCAGCATAGACAAACTTGCTTACGGCTCTTTGCAGCAACGGATCAAAGTAAACTTTTTTAAACGTAGAACCCACAATCGGTAGATAGAACAACATCTGGTCTAATTCAGGGTCGTATTCTTCCATTTCGTAAGTAATCTGGTAATTCATGTACTCTTTAATACGTTCTGCTTGTGCAGAAAGCATAGGATTATCAGCACCTATAACCTGTGTACGAACAGGACCACCTGCAGGTAACATCTCACGATAAGCTTGTGCTTGAAACTGTGTTACAGACTCTGCAAGCAATGGATGAACAACTCCAGAAGCTCCTTCAAATGGTTGTGACCTCTCTTCTGGCTTCATACCTAGAAAAGACAAGCCATCCTTGTAGTTGTCTTCCCAATCTTTACGAGAGGATATATCATCATCTATATCACCAATAAGGTCATTGGATATAGGTCCTAAAACACTGTCATCAACAAAATCAGCTATATTAGCGTTAAAATCCATTGGCTGTTCAACCATTTCGTTTTGTTCTTCAAACTCACCAATAATTGCAGTGCCATCATCAAACTCTGTAATGCCTTGCTCTTTATCAAACTCAATTAAATCTATTTCTGCCTGTTCAAGTTCTGGAGATACACCATTATTACCACCAGCCCCTGTTCCTGTTTCAACTGCCATTATCCAAACATCCCCATGTTAGAAGAAAACAAATCTTCATTTAAAATTTTTTGAGCTTCCTGCATATAATGATCTTTTGCAGTTTTGCTTTTTGCTTTGTTAGCTTTTGCCAATGCAACAAGATATTTATCAGGCACATCTCCCTCTTTTCCACTCAATGCTCTACTTACTGCTTTCTCTGGTGTTGGAGCAGGTAGAGCTTCATCCCTTTCTAGGGAGGAAAAAGGGAGAGCATCCAACTGCCCCAACCCATATGAACCGATTCCGTACATTATTACCTAACACCTATAAACTTTGTACCTGCAATGGCGGCTTTACCACCACGAGAGTGTCCTTTAGAGTTAGCTTCAGACTTAACTTCTCCCCCATCTTCCATCATTTTAAAGTCTGCACCAGATATTTTACCATCTTTATTTTTATCAAGTTTTTTTTGACCGCCCACTAATTTACTCATATTAATCTCCTTTAATAATACTCTCTTTTACTTCTCCACTGCCTATCTTCATCCTCGTTATAGTCATCTGGAGTTATAATAAAACCTCCTTGTCTAAATCGCAGTATAGCCTGAGTCATGCTATCTGCCAAGTCATCATGTTCACCATTTGGAAAAGCAGCACATTCTTCGACCACCTCTTCAGCAAATTTGGTGTCAGGACACCATACCATACCACTTTCAAACACTGGAGAGCAAGCATTCATTCTTGTAAACTTATCCGCACCCCTACTTGGAGTGAATGGAGTAACAGGAATACCCATACGAACAAGCTCTTGTGACAAGGGCATACCACTCGCTTTTTGCTCTATTAAAATCATATCTGGTTCGTATTGTTGGTTTAATTCTTGGGCTATTTCCTTTAATTCTGGAAAATCCCAACGTCCTCTTACGGCATCTAACAAAATAATCGCATCTGCCTCACCCTCCACAGGTTGAAATATGCCCCATGTCGTAATAGCACTATAGTCAGCTCTGTCAGACTTGCTAAATGCCGTATCGTAGCTCTGAATAATATAATCACAAGGAGGAGGACCCACACTATCCCACATTTGCCACCATTCTCTCTTAATAATAGCACCCTCTTCTGCAGTAGGGTTCTGCATATACTGAGAGTTCCACTTTGATACAGGAATAGAAGCTTTTACACCTTCAAGTTCGTCTAAACTCCAGAACTCAGGCCATAATGGTTTGCCAGAAGGCATAATTGCAGGAAACTCTACAATATCCCACTTATCTGCTCCTGTTTCGCTCTGTTTATGCAACACTTTTGCCGTTAAATCACGAATACTCCACCGTGTCATAACGATTATCAAGGCTCCCCCTGGTTGAAGTCTCTGTCTCGGTCCAGATGTGTACCACTCGTAGATATGATCTAAAGCCGTAGGACTTAGTGCATCCTGCTCAGATACAGGGTCATCAATAATACATAAGTCAGCACCACGACCAGCAAGAGCACCACCAACCCCCACAGCATAATACTCTCCACCCCCAGAGGTTGACCATCTTCCACTCGCTTTTGCGTCTGTCGCCAATTTAACATTTGGAAAAACATCTCTAAAATCCTCACTATCAATAAGGTTCTTAACTTTTCTACCAAAACCCACAGCCAATTCTGCCGTGTGCGTTGCCTGAATAATCTTTTTTGATGGATCTCTGCCCATAAGCCACGCTGGAAACAAATAAGACGCAAATTCTGACTTCGTATGTCTAGGCGGCATATTAATAATCAAACGCTTAATCTTACCATCTGCAACGTCTTGAAGTTTCTGTGCATAAATCTTGTGATGAGAACCCTCAATAAACTGAGGCCACACAGTTTTTACAAAATCTATAAACTTATCGTGCTTTTTCTGCCTATTATCTAAAGTAGAAAGACGCTCCAACATAGGAGCAAGTTTAGTTAACTCATCGTCTGTAAGGTAATCCTCTAAACCTTCTATATTAGGAAGATCTTTCATACATTACGCTAATGCTTGTAAGAAATTATCCACAGCGTTATTTAAACTAGGATTTACCTGACCGCCCATCTGCATGGCTATAGGTGCTTTTGGTTCATTTGCTGCAGCACCTTGACCACCAAGACCTGCTTCCATCATCACACACATCTTTGTGTTAGGATCGTACACATATGGTAACGGACAACTGTATGATCCATCTTCACCTAAAATAGGGTCTGGAACAGTTGGCTTTGTTATCGCATCTATGTTTTCTTGCATCTCTCTTCTAGCACGTTCCCTCTCATTTGAGGCTTGATTGGCTAAAAATGTTTCATCTTCTGGATCAGTGGCTGTAAATTTAAAATCTTTACCACCAATGTTAAAAGTTCTTTCCTTATCACCAATACCCAGAGTTTTTGCTAAGTTAGGTAAGATACCGCCCAAAAGACCCTCACCTTCACCCTGACCACCCATAGCTTGCATAATGCCTAATGCCATACCAAGTTTAGGATTAAACATCCCTAAAATTAACGGTAAAAACTGACCTATACCAAAACCTTGTTGGTTTGTCTGACCTGATTGAGCAGCAATATTTTCTGCTATTTGAGAAATATTTTCTGGTCTAGCTGGAGGAGTGGATGTTTTAAAAACATCAGAGACATCAGGATAAGGAGCAAAATCTTCAGGACCCATGATTTGATTGACATTACCAAACTCATTATCAAAAGGTCCTCTGTCAGGGCTAATTCTATCTACCCTACCAAAATCATCATCAAATGGCCCTCTTCTAGGACTAATAGGTAAAGGAGAAAAAACTTTATCTGCCTCATTCATTCCTTGAACAATATCATATTGACCAATATTTAAAGGAGAAACAGGAGGTGCAACATCATTTATACCTGATGCAGTTGAAAAATCTAACCTATCATCATATAAAATATCTGGAATACTCGCTGCAGAAGGTATTAAATTTTGCCTCGGCATATTTAATCGAACATTTTGTTCTGGAAATTTATTTTGGGTTTCAATGTTTTCTACAGTAGGTATCTGAAGTGGCTCAGAGAAATTCAAATCAGAACCAGGGAAAGCAGAGCCAAGCTTAGTTAAATCTCCGTATCCTGTATTTCTTGATACATTAGAAATAACTTTAGGAGGTAAAGTAACATCCATAGGTGCTGGCATATCTAATATGTCCATATTAATTTTAGGCACTTTATTAGATCGTTCTTTAGCCAAATTACTTAAATGATCGTGATAATTCAAATCGGAACCAGGAAAAGAACTCTTAGGATCACTCAAGTCTCCATATCCTGTATCAGTACTTTTACCACCAGAAAATAAATTACTAAAGAAATTACTTATTTTAGAAGC